TATTTATACACAGTTTGTAGGATCTGGGAAGACTGGTGGTAAACTAACTCGTCAAAATGAAATCATTTTGAAACAGAACACAACCTATATTTTTAGGGTCACAAATGAAACATCTGTAGTAAATGACATATCTTACTGCGCTGAGTGGTATGAACATGCCAATCATGCGTAAGAGCTAGATAATATGGCTACCCTAATTAAACCTGACATAGTATGGCAACCTAACCCCGGTCCTCAGACTCATGCATTCTTATGTGATGCTGAAGAAGTCATGTTCGGTGGTGGGCGTGGAAGCGGGAAAAGTTCTTTGCTATTTGGTAAGGTTCTTCAGCATGTAGAGAAGCACCGTGGCAAAGCCAAGATGATATTCTTTCGTGAGAACTTTGATGATCTGGCTGACCTTATAGACAAAGGTAAGGATATCCTAGAGGCGCATGGTATAGCAGATTTTATATCTGGTCAGACTAGAACCTTCAGATTCAAAGGTCTATTCAAGGGCTCATGGTTAAAGATGCGCCAGATAGAACACATTGATGACCTTAAGAAATACAAAGGTCATGAGTACACGCTGATTGGGTTTGATGAGATATGCGATTTCAAGCTACCCTTCGAGACGATCACGGATACTTTCATGGCTACCCTGCGTAACCCCCATGGGATTAAAGGCCAGATTGTTTATACAGGAAACCCCGGTGGGTTTAACCATACAGCGGTTAAGCGATACTTCATAGACCCATGGCCAGCAGGGGGGCGCATTATCGAGAATGAGTTTGGGCAGCAGAGATGTTTCTTCCAGTCTACAGTAGATGATAACCCTGCCCTATTGAATGACGAATCTTACATAAGGCAGCTCGAACGTATTAAAGACCCGTTACTGCGGAGGGCTTGGCGTAATGGTGATTGGTCTGTAGCCCTTGGTGCTATGTTCTCTGATGTATGGGAACCAAAGAAGCACATTATCAATTACTCTATTACACCCATGGATATACCCGATCATTTTGATAGGCATAGGGCATTTGACTGGGGTAGTTCACACCCGTTTGCGTATCTCAGGTACTTTATTTCCACTGGGGAGGACTTAAGAAACGGTAAAGGTAACTTCCCTGCAGGGGCTATCGTATTCTATAACGAATACTATGGCTGGAAACCGGGGAACAAAGTCAATGAGGGTTTGAAGATGACTTCATCCGAGGTGGCTAAGGAGATCCTCAGAAAAGAAACAAATGATGGGGACTTCCAATGGATTAAGCAGGGGCCTGCTGATAACCAGATCTTCGCTGGGATAGATGGTAACCCTATCTATGCGGCTTTCTATGAGCAGGGCATTAAGTTCTGTGAGTCTATTAAAACTGGAGGAAGCATAGCAACTGGATGCGAGTTGATACGAAACAGGCTAGTAGGTGATGGGGATAGGCCCCAGATATTTTTTACAAGGGACTGCATCCATACGATCCGTACTTTACCCACGCTCTCAAGGCATAAAATCCACCCTGAAAGATTAGCTGATTATCAAGAGGATCATATTTGTGATTGTATTCGCTACGTTTGCCTTAACATAGACAGTACGAAGAAGCCTGCTAATGCTAACACCATTCGCAAAGAGATGACCTCACGGGATAGATTCTTACAAGAGATGATGGACGAAGATGGATAAAAAAGTTGTACTCCCCTTGGCTGTGAGGCCAGCAGATGAAGAATCTCATGCATATAAGGATACACCTAAGCTATATTCTAAGCTGTTAGCCCTACTAAGTGAATGGCAAGACCATCGTAAGATAGCAATAGAAGATAAATGGGAGACTGCGTACAATAATTTTAAAGGTGAGTTTGATGATGCTGAACACAAGGGAGCTAATGCTAGTAGCCCATGGAGATCCAAAGCTTTCTACCCACTGACCGAACAGAAGGTTACCGCAGCTCAGGCCCAGTTACAAGATGTTCTTTTTAAAGGGGGCAAGTTTCCTTACGACATAAAAGGAAGCCCGATACCAGATGATCCTGCTATCTTAGCTGATGCTAATAAAGTCGTACATGGTGGGCAAATGCTTACCCGTGGTCGAGAGGTTGAGCAGAAAGCTATGGCCAAAGAGGAACTAGACCAACGTGTTAAGAACATGAGAAAGCGAATGGATGATCAATTCGCTGAGTGTGATGCAGCCAGCATAGGATTGACTTCACTTTATGAGGGGGCTCTGTATGGTACAGCTTTTCTTGAGAGCCCTCGCATTACCAGAAAGAAAAGGTACAAGTGGAATGCTACTAAAAATGGTGATTACTCCAAGACTGAAGCTTATGAGGACGTGCCCACAGTAGTGAATCTAAACCCATGGGACTGCTGGCCAGACCCAGAGTGCGGTGGTAAAGTTTCAGATGGTATTGGGTTCTTCCATCGTGAACGCATGTCTGCACCTGCTATCAATGATTTATTTGACTTAGTGTTCCCATCTAAAGATATTGAGATGAAGGACGCTGATTCTGAAGAGTACGAGTATGAGTACAATAAGGATCAGTTCGAGGCTTTGCTTACTGATATTGGTGAATCCGACACAGGTAGACTTAAGACACCTGTAGATAACGATGGGCCTAACGCAGCAGCAGATACAGGGCACGCTAATAAGATATACGAGGTATTTAATTTCGCAGGGGCTATCCAGAATAAATTCCTAAAAGAGTTTATTAAAGGTATCAAAGGAAAAGACAATGCCTTTTCCGAAGTCATCGTTGTTATGTGCAATGCGCGTATTATAAAGTGTGTGCTTAACCCATTCCCCGGTAAGCGTAGGCCATACCACATGGTACCTTGGACTTCAATCCCCGGTTCAGCCTATGGTCGTGGAGTAGCTGAGAAGATCTTTGATGCTCAGAAAAACGTGAACAGGTTGATGCGAATGTACATCGACAACAAGCGTTTGTCGGGTAACCTCATGACAGCCATTGATAGATCCAAGCTGAAACGTGGCTGTGATCTTGCGGTACACCCCGGTAAAAACTGGGAGTTCGAGGGTTCATTCCAAGATGCAGATGTGCGTAGACTTCTTCATCCTATCATCTTTCCTGACGTAACAGGTGGGGTGCTTGAGGCTATTGGCACTATGGTATCGTGGGCTGACCAAAGCTCAGGGGTGCCTAAGATTCTTGAAGGCCAACCGGGGCAGGACTCCAGTACGGCTTATGCAGAGAATCAGCGTATCTCTGCTGCCACTAAACAACTTGGTCTTGTGTTAAAGAATTATGATATGTATGCGTGGGTGCCTATCGTAGAAAGCTTCTATGATTGGAATATGCAGTACCTCAAGGACAACTCAGTTAAGGGAGACTTCTCTGTTATTGCCACTGGGTTCTCTACGTTTGAGAATAAACATCTGCGTAAGCTGGATCTGGAAAGATTCCTTATGCTAAGCCAGCAGTTACCTGCGCTTCAGATGAAAGTAAAATCAGATCCTATTGTCGAAGACTGGGCCTTGGCTGCTAACCTTGACCCAGAGCGTTACTTGTTAACCGAGGTGCAAGTAGCTGATAAGATGGATAAGCAGCAGAAAGATCAGTTAGCTACTCATCAAGCTATGATGCAGATGGAGCAGCAGAAAGCTAACATGGAACATCAGTTTGAGATTGAGCTTAAACGTGTTGAGCAAGAGATGAGTGGACAGATCCGTATGGCATTGGCTCAGTTAACAGCCCAAACTAAGCAGATGTCTGAGGAAACTAAACGTCTTACCAAACTTGCGGATATTGAATCTAGGGAGAAACAGAATGATAACCGAGGAAATAATTCTAAGCGAAGATGAGGTAAAGATTATTACCTCAGGCCCAGCTGGGACTAACTTTGTAAAGTGCATCGAAGCTCTACTAGCTAGCAGCAGGCTAGAAGTTGATACCATAGACACCACTGGACTACCCAAGTTACAGGGTAGAATTTCAGCTATCAAAAGTATTCTCAGTTTATTAGGAGTTGATTATGAGTGACGGCATAGAAGGAGTAGCCAATGGGGAAACGGTCAATCAACCATCTGCAAAAGAAATCTTCAATGCAGAAATCGCAAGCCTTAGTGCAGCCGAAGGAGGAGCAGCCAAGCGAGCCAGTGACTTCATTAGAGTCGGTGATGATGGAGGAACCCCTGCCCCAACCGAAGGAGGAACCCCTGCCCCAACCGAAGGAGGAGCCGAAGGAGGAGCCGAAGGAGAAGATCCCAAAGCCCCAACAGACGGAGAACAAGATGGCGCAGGTCAGGAATCTGCGGAGAAGGAGGAGGGGAACGAGGACGAATCTTCAGACCCAAGCGGAAAAAAGCGCAGCAACTGGAAAAAAGAAGCCTTAGAAAGTCGAGAGGAAGTTAAAAGTATTAAAGCTGAATTGGCACAGATCAAAGAGCTTTTACATAAAACCCCTGATAAACAAGGCCCAGACGCTGGTAAGCAAGACCCACCAGCTAAAGTAGAACCACCTCAGATTGACATAAGCAAGCTAGAGCTTTCAGACGAACTGAAAGAACTGCTTGAATTTACACCGGGGCTTGATAAGATGGTCGCAGCAGTAGCAGCGGAAGCAGCTAAAGCGATCTTTGACAAAGCAGAAGCAGACAGAACACGGACCGAACAGGACAGGCAATCCGAACAGGCCCGTGCGGAGTCAGACAAAACATACTGGAACAGTATGGAAAGCTGGCTCAAAGGAGAGTACCCTGAGCTCTCCCTGCCTGAGATTCGTAATTCCTCCGATTTTGCCGATTGGTCCAATTACCATGAATCATGGGTTAATAAAACCCTCAGTAGCACAGCCTACGATGACCCTTCAGGAGCACAGAAGATTTTTGCAAAGTACATTCAGGATACTGGATTAGCTCAGCAGGAATCTAAACCAGATCAGCGCGACAATAGGAATCTGGCAGCAGCCAGAACTCCACCAATCGCACGTAAAGGAACGCAGGTTCCTACTGATCGGAGGTCTTTGTTCGCCCAAGAAGCGCAGAGACTGGCTTCTAACAAAACAGGTTTTCGTACAACAATTTAAAGGTAAACTAATATGGCTACAGTAACTCACTCACAAGATGCTAGCGGAGTAATTGATTTCCGTGCAGCAAATTCCGAGGCATTGGGTATAAAGCTCTCTGCCCGTATGATCTTCGATTCCCAGAAATTAATGATGCTGACCAAGTGGGGCGTGCAGGAAGATCTTCCTCGCAACTCAGGTCAAAGCATTCAGTTCGTGAGGTATCATAATATTGATACTGGTCTTAACCCAATCTTTGGCAACACTAACCCTAATTCGGTTAAGTTGACAAGCACCACTTTCACCACTAACCTCTACCGTTATGGTGGTGTTATTGATATCCCTGAGTCCATGGAACTTCTTCATGAAGATGATCTGAAGAAAATTGGTATGGATCGTTTGGCCTACGACTTTGCACGTAAGATTGAAACTCTTACTTACAATGTTACTAAGGCTGGGTCCAATGCCATCTATGCTGCTGGTGCTGCTAACCGCGCCGCAGTCAATGGCGTGGTAACTGAAAATGATTTCGAGGCAGCTATCGCTACCTTGGAAGAAAACAACGCTATGGAAATTACATCCCTCGTAACTAGCTCTGCTAACTACGAGACTCTGCCAATCCAGCCTACTTTCATTGCGTATTGTCATACCAATGTGGCTCCCACCATTCGGAAGATGAGTAGCTTTATCAGCGTTGAGCATTACGCTGGTCAGACTGCTGCCCTTCCCGGTGAGATCGGAGCTGTAGCAGGTAAAATCCGTGTGGTCTGTTCTAACATTGCTCTCCCTTGGAGTGCAGTGGGTGGAACTCCTTCCACCAATGGTGTCCGTGGTCTTGGAGCTAATGCCCACGTTTATCCTATCTTGATCTTCGCTAAGGATGCATTTGCTTGCTCCAAACTAGCTGGAGAAAATGGGATGAAAGTCATGGTCAAGCCTCCTTCACCAAATGGTGACAGCTATGATAAGCTGGGTTTGAATGGTCATATCGGTTACAAGACTTGGTATGCTTGTACTCGTCTTAACGAGGACAACATAGTGCGTATCGAAACTGCTGTATCTGCATTTGATACAACTGCTCAAAATGCTGCTGGCCCCTCATTCTAATTAAACAACCCACGGAGAATTAAACATGTACAAGCAAATTAAACATACCATTACTGCTTCTCAGGCAGCAGGAACAACTGACATTCTTCTGGAGCTGGGCTTTGTCCCAGACCGCATAGTGATCAGGAACCGAACAAATGATTTTTCATTTGAATGGAACGACAGTATGCCATCTGATGAGTATTATCAGTTTCTTGCTGATGGAGCTCAGACTTATGAGGACACAGCAGTTGCTACTTTTACAGTAGTTGATGGATCTGACAAGACCAACAATGTGTCAACTTCATTTGGTATCGTCATCACGGGTAACATTGCTAACCTTAGTGATGCCGAGGAAATTCTCGATATCTATGTGTATCGTGAAGACGGGGTTTAAAAACCTCGCTAAGCGGTAACGCTTAACATCTTGCAGGGGGCTGGAGGCTTGTCTTTCAGTCCCCTGTTTTATTATTAGGTCATACTATTAGGAGTCAGTTATTATGAAGCGCAAATTTTCAAAGTCACAAGGTCCAAAAGGGGACTTAGATCCTCGAAGATGGGTGATCATTACCATTAGAAATAATGGAGCACAGGAAGCCCAATTCCCTTTACCCGTTACCGTAAACACGCAGCGGGTAGCATTCGATAGGGATGAGCCTGTGATAGCCCCAGCTTATTATCTGGACACACTGGATAATTGCGTGCTACCTAAGTATGAGGAGGTCCCAGCTAATGCTAAAAATGGCATGGAGGATCAAGCTCGTTTAGTAGAACTCAAATACATGGCAGACGTAGATGAGATTGATGAAGAGTACCAAACCGTAGACACCATTATGGATTTTGTTAAACTGGTGCGCTCCGAGGAATGCCCTGATGAGTACCATCAATTCAAAGGTGCCCTCAGACTAGGACAAGTTAGTTTCAACAGACACAACTATGAGTGGTCTGATGAGGTTATGGGGAAGATTAAAGCTAAGGAAAAACCTAAACCTGTAGGTAAAACAAGTGGCGCAACAGCCAGCACAAACTGATTTCTTTGGGTTAGCCCCCAGTTCTACAGCTTTTAATGGCCGAGCCATTAGAGCAGTGAATGTAGATTTATCTGGGGGTGGACTCAAACCTTTCAAAGCTCCGAGCTTTGAAACAGTTGGTGCAGTTGGTGATATTGTATACCACAATGGTGAATGGGTATCGGGGGGAGAGTCCTATATTTCAACAGATATTGATGGTATCCCAGCTTTGATATATAAATCAGCAGAAGGAAAGTGGAAGATCAATATGTCCAATCTTTCCTCTGCTGACTTATGGATAAGCGCACCGTTAGGGATTATCGCAGAATCATCCATGCTAGGTACTCCTCCTGCGTCAGTAGCAGAAGAGTTAGGCTCAGGCATGATACCATCTGGGGAGTACGAGTATTTCACTCGCTTGATCCAGACTAATGCAGCTGGGGAAACCATACGAGAATCTGCATTCTCTACGGATTTCAATATTACAGTTACGACAGGCAGGGTAGTTCTTACTAGACCTGTTGTTTCTAATTGGGCTGATAGAACCAAGTGGCAGATCTTCAGGCGCAATGTAGGTGGAACCTATGCTAGTCTGGTAGGGGAAGCAAGCATGGCACAAGGAACCATATATGATTCATCCCACAATAACATGCTGGGAGAAACTGTTTATCCAGAGCCCACCACAGCTACTGATATAGAGTACGTCTATGTGGTAGTGTGGGTTAGGAACTTTGGTGGATGGGAACATGAAAGCACCCCATCTGAGCTAGTCCAAGTTAAGCAGAAGACTGCAGGTGTGACACTGACCTTGGAGCAGGAGCCCCCAGAGAGTGTCTCTGCTTGGAGGATTTATCGTATATCAGTAGGGGCAGACCCTACTACAACCTTCCAGCTGGTAGCGGAAGTGTTAGCAGGTACTACTGAATACACAGATACCAAAGCTAATGTAGAACTAGGCGCAGCTCTTGGGTCTAGTTATCGCGCAGACAATGGGGCCTTGGTTACAGCGGGTATACCCTCAGATCAATTCACTGGCATGGCTGGGCCCTTCAATGGGTTCTTTGTGGGGTGGATTGGTAGAGATCTTTACCTAAGTAATCCGGGTAACCCAGCGTGGTGGCCGGGAGCTTTCGTAGTTGAGGCTAACTTTCCTATCGTGGGTGTGACTCAGGTAGGTGGTAACATTGCGGTTGTCACAGAGGGGGGAGTACAGTTTGGATACGGGGTAGAGCCCTCAGCTTTTACCCTGAGTCAAGCTATCTTTGGGCCCGGTGGCATATCCAAGAAAACCATTGATAAAGATATTTATCTATCGTACTGCGGCATCTATGCGGTAACTGGTACTGGGGTGGAGCTTTTAACTAAGGGCTTTGATAAGGACTACTTTGATGCATTAACTCCCGTGGCTCTGGTTTATGAGGTGGATATGGTTATTTATTTCCACACCACAGGCGCGTTAGTGTTTGATATAAATGATAGAAAGTGGACAGAGCTCTCAGAGCAGGAGCATAAGTTTGGTTCGGTGTTCGCTAGTGGTGGAGAGATTTATGGTCAACGCGCTAATGGTGTGATTGTGAAACTCTTCGGATCTGGTGCGTTACTCACCATGGACTACATCAGTGCCATGGATTTTAGTGAGACTTACACCAAGCGCATTGAGGCTGTTAGGCTTCGCGGCACAGGCACAGCAAGGCTAGAACTTATGTCAGCTGAGGATGAGGATACGATTGTAAGCTATGGTGATCTCGATCTTGATGATTCCTTATGGGTTAATAAAACAGTCTATGCCCCCGTATGGGTTGACACGGAAGCAATAAAATATAGAATAGCTGGAAAACCCACAGTGAGGGCTATCATGTTCGAGTTAGATAAAGGGAGTTCAGAATCTTGAGACTTATCGAGAAATCAG